AGTTTCTAAGCTGTACATTTTCATCTTTAGCAAGATCAATAAACAAAGCTGGATTTTGTCTAGCAAACATAAGTGCATCTCGTTTTAATTCTTTAGATGACATTTGATTTACTTTACTTCCAACCTCAACACGCATAATAGCTTCTAAATGATCTATATCCATACTTCTTGCAGCATTGAGTGCGTCAATTTGCAACTCCATAATATCTAATTCGTCGTGAGCTTCAACGACTGAATCATATTCTTTATAACGTTTTCCTCTATAAGGGTGATATAGTGATAACAATTTTTGTAAAGCTTGAAACTGTTTAGGTACAACTAATGCACCATCTTTAAATAATATAGTTCCAATAGTAGCTTCGCCTTCTTGTTCGTCTCTAAATGGACTATCCATATTAGTTGCATATCGCAACTCCCTTTGAGTATTTGTTTCTTCGTCATACCATAACATAGGTACTTTTGCACTATGCTTAGATGGTATTCTTAACGTTAACGGTTTGTACCTTCCGGTTACAAAATACGTTCTATCTTTAATTTCCCAGCCTTTTTCTGCAGCTGGTTTTTCTTTTGTTTTTGCCATGATATAATATAATATAATTGTTAAATAAAGGCTCTGGGCGCCGAAGCGCCCGTTACCTTTAAAATAATCTTACTTAGTAAATAATACAAAGTTGTTAGCACCTTGTACACAAAGACATCTTTCAGATAGGAAGTTTACTTCCATTGCATCAAGATCACTTGTGAAAGCACCACCAACAGATCCAGTTAACCAAGATTTCATTCTACGATCGTCAGTTTGTGACGCTCTGTATCGTACATGTAAAAATGGTCGTCTGATGTTAGTACCAAGAATTTGATCGTATACAGTTGATGTACCTGCTGGAATTAATACTCCATCAATAGCGCTAACGCCATAGCTTGGAGGAATTAATCCGTCTTCGATAGCACCTCTTGTAGAAGCATCGTTTAGATATTTCCAGTCAGTTTTGTAGAAGTCATAAGAACCTCTGCGGAAACCGCTGAATCCTAAATTCAATGCCATATCTTCTGAATTTTCGAAGATACCAAAAGAAGTACCACCAGAGTAAGCAGCATTTACTGCAGCTAACATATCATCAAAACCTAGTGAAGTTTCGCGATTCAAGAAAAGCATGTTTTCCTCAATAGCTCCTTGTGTATCTAAGTTTCTTAGAATATTATCAAACTCAGTTAGTTGCGCAGCAGCAGCATTAAAGCCTGACTCTACGTTACCACGAGACTGAATAGCAGCAAATAAACCTTCTGTACCTTTAAACCCAGCAGCAAATGCAGAGCCAGCACCTAAACTAGTATCAGCTTTTTCGCCTTCTACTACCGCCATTTCTAAGTAATCTTCGAAACGTAGGCGAGTTTCAGACTCAGCTTTTAAATACCATAGATATCCAGATGTTCCGTCTTCTGTAGCAACTTCAACCCAACCGATCTGAGCAGTGTCAGAACCAGAAACTACATATTTGTTTCTGATGATAATTGGTGAGTTAGAAAACTGAGTAAACGCAGGGTCTACACTAATGTAACCATCAGCAGCACCAGCTGAGACAGTGTTGTTAGGTGTAGATGAACCTTTTGCATATTCAGATCCATAAACGAAAATCTTAATACCTGTAGTTGCAAGAGCTGCAGTTGTTGTAGCGTCATACGGAGCAACTGTTAAATCACCAGTTGTTAAGTTTGAAGCAGTTACAACACCTGTTAGTTCGTTACCAGCGCCGTCCAAAGCAACGATAGTTGAGTTTGGAGAAACGACGTTTTTAACGTCAGCTGTAATAGTTATAGATATTGTGTTAACTTGGTCGTTTGTACAGTCTTCATAAGCAATGTGCAAACGGTTTTGCTCAGACCAAATAACTTGATCAGAAGTCATTGGCATCTCAGCACCTACCATTCGCAAGAAACCAGAAAGCGTACGATTACCGTATCTTTCCACTTCTTGTTCGTAAATCTCAGGTAGATACTGCTGTGCAAATGTATCAGAATCGCCAGGGTTAGAACCTCCGTTAAAAGACAAGAAGTTCGTGTCTAGCAATTGTTGTTGTTGAGATGGGACAATACTCCCAAATAAAGGACTTATAGCCATGATTGATTAATTTAGTTTTTTAATGTTACTTTTTTAACTTTAAGTTTAGAAGAATCAACACCACTAATAGCTTTAACTTTTAATCCATTTACAAATACTTCACCTTGTGCTGTTTGTCTTGGTTCAGTCGAAATATTTTTTGACTTAGCCATAACATCTTTAATAGCGTCGGCTTTTCCTTGCTCATAGAAATGTTGAGCTATAGTGTCAGCATTATTTGCAGTATACAAAGCTTTATGATAACCTGATAAATCTGATATTTTATTTTCTTTATCCAGGAACTTCCCAATAAAATTAGTAATATCAGACTGAACTTCAGCTACTTGCTTTGGATTTTTAACACCGTACCTAAACTTCTTGTCCCCAACAACAAAATCAAAACCTTTGAAATCATTAGTCAAAAAAGTATTGGTTCGGTTTACAAAATCATTATGCACTTGTTTTGCTACGTCTTGCTCTTCATTGTATCGATTGAAAAAATCTACAGCTTTTTGTTGCTCTTGGGTTACGCCTGGTCTCAACTTGATCTCATCGTAATATTTACCTTTTAAGCTTTCTAAAAAGTTTTTAGCTTTTCCAACTTCTTCTTTAAACGCAATTTTCTTTTTGCGTATTTCTTTTTCGTCGTCTAACTCTTCATCATAATTAAAATCTTCTAATAAAAGACTTACATCATCATAATCAAGATGCGGCCGTGTTTGTTTATAGTATTCTCTTACCAATGTATTGTTATCTACATTAGTATAGTCTGCGTTTAGTCGAACGTAATCTTCGACTGTACCACCAGTTTCTTTCATAAATGAAACTAGCTTTTCAATATTTTCAGGTAACTGTTGTTTAGGTTCTTCCTGTTTAACAGGTTCATTAGAAACCTCAACAGGTTCATTAACCTCAGTTTCTTCAACTAAAGTTAAAGGTGTTTCTACTTCTTCTTCGGTGGTCCGTATTTCTTCAACCACTTCTTCGCTGTTTTTACTGTCTCCTGATTCTTCGACAGTAACATCGCTATCATTTGTCTCTTGTGTTTGAACGGCATCTTCTTGTTTTATTTCAACTTTAGTTACTTCAGGAACTACTTCACCTTGAGCTTCTACAGATGTACTAGGTATTTCAATTTTAGTTACCTCATTTGTTTTACCTAAATTTTTAGGTTTAGAAGGTTTTTTAGCTTTAAATTCACCTTCTTGTTTTACTTCTTCTGACATAATATAATATAATTAAATAATTAAAAGTTTTTTAACGAGGTTCAAACTGTTCTAGTCCAAATCCTCCAAGCGCGTCATTACCAGCTGATTCAAAATCTTTTGGTAGTTCGTCATTTTGACGCTGAGAAATCATTTGAGATTGTTGTGTACCAATTATTCTAGCACGCTCATCTTTACGATCTTCTATTTCTTTTTCTTTAGCTCTTTCAACTCTAGCTCTAGCTTCAGCAAGTTGTATATTGTAATTAAACTCTTCAGCCATTAACTGCTTTTTAATTGATGCTTCAGTTTGCATACGCTGTATTTCAAACTGAGATTTAGCTTGTTCTAAGTTTACTTTTTCTTGAGTTAAAGCTTGTTGTTTTTGTAATTCGGCTAAAGCAGCTTGTTCAGCTGATTGAGCATTAGCTTGAGCTTGAGCTTGTATATTAGCTTGTTGTGCTTGCTGATCTCTTTCACGTTTTTTCTTTTGACTTAATTTAAGATATTGATTAGCAAGTTTTATATTTGATATTTGTCTAATATCAATAGCATCTTCTAAAGATATTTGACCACCTTGTAAAGCTATTTGAATATTTTTTTCTAATATTTGCTTTTGTTCTTCTTCTGGTTCTAACTCTAAAAATATACCAAACTCGTGCATACTTAAATCTTGTATTTCATTTAAAGTTGCTACGTTAAATGAATTTATAGAGTTTAATAAAGCAGCTTTAGTTAAAGGATAATCTAACATATCATTTATTCTCAAGCTTATATTTTCACAAGATCTAACAGTTAAATACATAAGTGACTGTAGTATGTGCTTTGTAGCAGTATTAGAAGCAGCTGCTGCTAGTTTTTGCAAACCTACTAAAGCGTCTTTTGTAGGTTGACTACCATCTCTAGCTTCATTTAACCCGGTCACATCACGTATCATTTGCAAATAATACTGATACGTTTGTATTAACGCTTGTACTTTTTGCATACCTGAAGATGTTTGAAGTTCTTGTATAGGTACTTTACCTGGATTTAAATCACCATCTACAGTTTTGGATCTTCCAACAATACTACCTGTTTGAAAATACATGTTTAACGCTTCTTGTGGATTATAGTTTGTTCCATTACCTAAATCTACTTCAGCTAATCCGTCAACATCTACAAACACACCGTCTGGAACCATACGCGCAAGTACTTGTTGTATTTTTAAATGAGTTAACTGTATCATATCAGCAAACCCAATACACTTACTAACCAAACTTTCAATGCGACCTTTATATATTCTTGGAGCAGATATAACATAGTTCATTTGAACTTTAGTTTGATTACTATAAGGTCTTGTCATGTTTTTAGACAATTCCCATTTAAGCATTTTTTCTTGACCCAATATTTTAGCTCCGCTGTATAAAACTTCAATAGCTCTATGTACTCTTTCAAAGTTTTCATTTTCAGGTGGGTTAAAATCACCTGGCTTTTCTAATGCTTTTAACAAACCTTGATCTGTTTGCTTTATTTTAAATACTTGATTGTTGTAAGTTTTGTATTCAAAATATAAAACTTGAACGTTGTTATAGTTATCGTCTTGACCGTAATAGTTTCTAGTATAATTTGAATCGCCTGGGTATTTTTGTATTTCTTCTAATTCAGCTTGAGTTAAGTAAGGAAATTGTTTTTTAACTTCTTCAAGACTTACACTTTTAACTTCTCCTACATAATATATGTCTTCAAAGTTTGGATCTTGTGTATAAGAATAAACTAAATTAGCAGGATCTACATATTCTACAGTAACACCATTAGCTAAATTAAAGTTAGTTTTTACACATGATATACCTAAAACAGTTAAGTCGTATGCTAATCTCTTTTTTGTTTCTTCATATTTATTATAATCTAAAACATTAGATATAGCTTCCTCTTCTGCTATTTCTATACTTTGTTTGTAGTTTAATTGAAGATATAAATCTAATTCTTCTTTACTTTCTGGTAAATTATCTGGATCAGATGTATTAAAAAGATCTGCTCCTAAATTATCTTTTATAGAAGTTAACAATTTTTTAGAGTTCATATCCCTCATTATACCACTAGCATAATCAGTTCTTTGTTTTAAAGCAAATGGATCTGTAGCAAAAGATTTTATTTCATAACCTTTATCTGTCATACCATTTACAACAATATCTACAAATTTAGATAATACTGCAACTGGTTTCCAGTCTAAATTTAAATAAGACAAATCACCGTTTATAGATAACTCATCTTTATATTTTGCAACAGACTGCTCACCTCTAGCGTATAATCTTAATCTATGAAAATCTTGCCAGTTATTACCAAAGCGACCACCGGCACCTAAACCACGATCACCTCTAAACCATTCGTTTTCAATAGCTCTACCTACTTGATAACCGTATTCTAAAGTATTCTTTTCTGCATCTGGTACCACCTGACTTGGAAAGGAACTATTTACATTAGTATAAATCATTTATTGTATTATTTTTGAAGTATAACCTGTGTTATCATATTTTTTAAACGATATG